CATCCATTTTGTCAGCACCATACCAATTTGGTAGTGCTACCTCAAAACCCAGGTCTAATGCACGATCACATATCTCTAATCCTGTTTTATCTTGATCAGGAACAACAATAACACGTTTACCCAATCTTTTAATAATCACGGCTTGATTATCATTGATTTCGCTACCTGTCACTGCTAACCCATTCATTGAGATTGCATCAAAGATGCCTTCAAACACCAAGACTATTCCCCACGTGTCCCTTTGCAAGTCTGTGCCGAATACATAACCTGGTTGTTGATCGCTTATAAACTTGGGCTTTCTACCATCTATGTATCTACTAGTGCTACCTACAACTTTGTTTTGATATGTAAAGGGTATAATCAATTTATTTGCTTCTCTACCTTCTTCATCAGGGGTTACTAAAAAAGGATAATCATTTTGAGTCATCCCTCTGGTATGTAGGTAGTCTATATAAACTTTATGCTTTTTGTTCCCTGCGTAAATCAACTCGCCTGCAGGCATAGGCATTTCTTTAAACGCCGGCACCACCAGCTGTTTCTTTTTCGACAATATCGAATTAATCAAGTCTTTGTGCTGAACAGAATGCAAAGACCATTTGTTAATGTCTGTTTCAGGCATGCCTTGCCAGAGTAGAAATCTACGACACGTTTTGCTGATCGATCTACCTAACTGGAAGCCACACTTGAAGTTGCAATTGAAACAATGAAACTGCCAATTGTCTCCATCTTGTTTGATACCGCCACGCATGCGTTTATCGGGAGTGTGGCCATTATGAGCACAGCACGGAGCATTGAATGAATTCCAACCGCTTTGTGTCTTTTTCTTTTTGCCAGGAATAATCGTGAGTATATCAAACATATCTGTAATTATATACTAAAAAGAATGAGAAAACAAGTAAAGAGGGTAACTTATCTTGCTAGAATCGTTGTTATGTTACCCACATTTGCAGTAAATTTAAGTTGGATGAATGGATGATACCCATTGATCGTGTAACCAATTGTACCAGACTCAGATGCACCATTTGCGGCGTTGCCATATTCATATGAACTGATGTCATAATAGTCTGCATCAGACGTAGTTGAACCTTGAATTGTCATATTACCAACAAAATTTGCGTAATCAAGTGAGGTCGATAGGATTGGATTAGATTGCGTATCAATCGTACTTGAGAAAAACGTGACAGCTACCGTATTCGCATTGGCATTTGCGGCAGGGAGCGTCTGGGAGCTTGGAATCGTGACAAGTTGTGAAGGGACGAATGACGGTAGAACCGAATCTACAATATTTAAATCCCCACGTGCGCCTGCTTTTGAATCAGTGAATACCGGTAACTTTAGATTTCCACTAGGCCATTCTAAAGAATACGATCCTTTTTGAGCAACAATGTCTTCTATCAGTGCGGCAGAGGTGTTTAGCACAAAGATGCCAGTAACATCATATACGGGTTCTAATGCCTTTCTAAAAAGGACCGAGGTACCGTCTGAGTTTAATGCTCTGAAAGAAATTTGCAAGTTAGCGGCCGCTAATGCCGACAGGTTTACTGGCTTCTGCTCTTGATTCAGAAACTGAAACTGTAGTTGATTGTCAACACCCTTGTTTAGTGTTAATGGTTTTGCATAAACTGGCATATATTTCCTCGGACTTGTACCTGACAGGACGACAACAATCTGTCGGACTGTGTATGTGTAAACTGATGTCGTGTAAGACATGGCATTCTAATCTCCTTTATTAACTATATTTATCTTTAACCCAATCTAAAGAAATTACACCAATTATTTTCCAGAGTTAAATACTATTAGACTATGACAGATGCAAAGAACCCACTAGATTATTTTCAGAAACTGACCGAAACTCACCCTTTCATATCGGTGCTTCAGTATGCTGGACAAGACCACGTGGGCATCATACAGAACCGAGATGATCTGGTCACTACTATGTATGATTACGGAGCGATACATGATGCTGATCTTAAAGTTCTGTTTTTAGAATTAGGCGATGTATGGTGGTGGGAATCGAATAGACAAATACCAATCAACCTGTTCTTGAAAGATGAATGGACAGCCTTCAAACCTTTTATCAGAACATTCAACAACAAAGCACTAAATTTACTACACGGCCCTGTTGTTAGTATGACTGATTTTCAAAAGAAACGTGTTAAGAGAAAATCTATTACGTTAGTAAAACGAACCTACTGAGTTGCTTTCGCTTTCATTCTTTTGATAGCTTTTTCTGTTTGACGCCTCTTCTTTACTCTACGCTTCTTAGCTAATTCTAAACTAAGTTTACTCTGTACTCGTTCTTCAAATGTTATACCTAATAAATGATCAAATTCGTGTAAAAATACTCTTGCTTGTAGATCCGTAAGATGTTTTCTTTCAACCGCAGTGCCGTCGAGTGTTTGATACGATACGATGCATTCTGGATGTCTTAGTACATGTAACCAAAGATCAGGATAACTTAAACAACCTTCTAAGTACATCTCTTTGTCGCCAATTAATTCATCAATGACAGGATTAATAACAGCAATCAAATTTTCATTGCTTCCCATGACAAATATATTTTTCATCACTCCACACTGTGGTGCGGCCAACCCAATACCACCATGATTAGGGCTAAACATAACTCTTGTCAAAGCAGACACCAGTTCAGTTGGTGAACCGTCTGATGTAAAATCCCAGGCAGTGCAGGGTTCTTTTAATAAAGGATTACTTTCATCAATTAGCGTAAGTTCTAGTTTATTGCCCATGACTTCCGTATGCATCCATTAATGCATCTCCTGTGAGTGCTTTTCCAAAGTAAATAATTTCACCAGTGTTTTGTATTACTCGTTTAATAGAACCATTATTGTATTCAGTGTCTATTACCGAGCCATCTGTCTTGCGTGTATCATACCACATAGATGTTAATGAATGCGCATGAAGTGTTGTAATACCCTTCCCCCACTTCTCTGAGTTTATGCGCAACCGCTGTCTTTCTACTGTATCGCTATATTCCGTCACGGGTTTTTCCTTCTTCGATTAAATTCATATGTACCACAACTAATTGTGCGTATGCTACAGCATGCGATTTCTTAAATGTGTACCCACGATTGTTATCTATCCATACTGTTTTACTAATGTGTTCCCACGTTCTTCCTATGAGCGTTCTTTTAGCAGGCCTAATGATAGCCAGGAACATTGCTAATCTTGGAATACTATTTATTTCTTGTGGCATTTTTTGTAAAATATCATATTGTTTATTTAAGTGTATTAATTGCTCTACGAAGTCTTTTTCCTTAAGGCGTTCCCAATTTGGCTCTGCCATAAGACTAATCAAATGATGTTCATCTTTAACTTGTTGATACACATTTACATTCAACAAATCTAATTTAAAATATTTACGAGCATCGGCTTCTTTGTAATCCAATGCACACATATCATTAACAGGATCATACGGAACTTCTGTAATGTATACACCAGTAGGATGCTTTTTAATCGGACTGACATTACGCATGGATGCAGGAATATGTTGTATTACTTTTAACAACTTCGTCCTATCACCAAAATCTATGTCAATATCCGATTGATGCATTACAATCCTGCTTCCGTTAATTTTAAATATGCTCGTTGCACTACTATTGCTTGGTGTTCAGCATCCTCTACTGCTTTGTGAGAGGTTACATGAGAACCATCTTTTAAAGATACTTTACAAAGATTATATATTGTTCGACAGTCTCTGATGTTCCAGAATCGCCATGGATGAGTTATATCTAATTGATTGAATGCATGTTCAGCTATGATTACATCAAAAACAGAACCATTGGACCATATCTTTCCTTGATTCCAACAAAATTTGTGCAACTGTTCCATTGCGACTTTAAATGGTACTCGACCTGTATCACCCATTGATTCATTGATTGCATCATCTGATTGTCTTCCCCACCAATCCAGAGTCTCTTCATCAATATGTCTGTCAAAATCGGCAGTTTGTTCTTCTATTGTGGGTCTGATTTCAATGCGCTCTACTACACCAATGCCCCTGGGATCAAATCGCACAGCACCAATAGTTAATATCACACAGTCGGCTCTCGTGCTTAATGTTTCCATATCTATCATTATATCATTTGCCATTACTACTCCATATATTGTCAATTTTTGTTACAGATTGTATTATATCATCCCGTAAATAGTTAAGCAAGAGAATAGATCGCTTTTTGGGTAAATTTAATGGCATTGTAGAATGCATCAATCGAGTGTTATAGAACAACACCGACCCTTTTGGTAACTCGTGCTGTACTGCTTCGTCTTTGAACATATCATCATGTACACCATCGTAACAATCTTGTATATCCCAATCTTCTCTATGGCTGAAAGGGATCAGGCCGGTAGCCCCTGTAGTCTCGTCTAGTGTCTCTAATGGTATAATGACTTGTATGCCCAAGAGTTCGTCTGGCGCTACGTCATTGTATTCTGTGAATCTATGAGGCGTGTCAACATGCGGACCAATCCAACGAGAAGGTCCATTAATAGTTACAATGTCACTCGCATAGAACTTTGCCTTAGGCATATGTTGTTGAATTATTGGATAAACCAAATTGTTAATTGTCTGAACTTCATCCCATTCATCAGTCAGTTGTGACCACCAAACAGCAACGCCTTGCAGTTTCTGTGTGTCTTCTGCCTCTGCATATTTTTTTCTATGTGTAGATGCTCTGACTGGATAACAGGTATCTAGTTTGTCACTGATTGCATCCAGTAATTCATCTGCCACAACCTTATATTCAATGACATAACCTTTACCGTCATAGTGTAATTCGTTTATTGCCATTTTAGGCCTAGCCATGCAAGTTCTGCATCACCTGCTAAATAAATTCGACGTTCTCTTCCTATTCTGGTGTTTACTATTGATTCATTAGAAAAGCACCAATGTTCATTAAGTTCATAATCTTCAGACTGTCTGGTGCGCTCATTGACAGCAAGAAATACTCTTAGTTCAGCAATTCTAATATAGTCTTTTAAGTCACAGCTTGGTCCCCAAGTATCCCAGCACCAATCTCGCAATTTAACGTGGTCTATGATATTGATTAAATCAGCATAGCCGCCTTGTGTTGAACTAAACATCTCTGGCACTGGCTGGGACGAGGTCAAATTAGCACGATATTTAAAATGTTTATAGCCAGTGAATCTATTATCAAGTTTTTTAGATACTATACTGGCCATTTAATAACCTGCTTGATTGAGTAAATCTTTTACTTCACTAATGATGTCAGTGTTTCTTAAGAACTTAATGGCCCATAGTTCTGGATCGATGTATTCTAATATCATGTTTTGTTGACCTGAATCTAATTTCCCTAAAAACTCTACTCCAGATTTACTTTGATACAAAATCCAAGGAGAGATTCTACCTGATGTTATTTCGTAACAGATTTTATTCGGAGGACCATATCTAAAAGTATCGTGGTTCTCTATCTTTGCGTCCTGTGCAATGTTAATCGCAGATTCTATACTACGAGCAATTGCATCTAATGGATCTTCTGCTCTAAGATACTCCACAATAAATCTAGTGTAATTTGTATCACTCGTCCACTTGTCTATCTTGATTTGACTCTTCAGTAACCAATCTGCATATTGATTGATATTGATGCATCTTATGTTAACACAATAATGACCAAACTTAACGAATGCAATATAATAGGAACTTTTAACAAAATCCAAATATGTTTTTTGCTTTTTGGTTGGCGTATTCTTTGCATAAAAGTTTAACCAAGCGGCGAACCCAATACGATTGCCTTTAAGGCCTTTGTCACTCCATCTACGTTTACTTTCACATAGGTGTACTTCAATCGTACTCTCTCTAAGAAATTTACGACCGCAGAAGTCACAACCGAATTTAGTTGCCGAGTTCTTTTTCGTATTCTTCGATGTCATTTTCGGTAACGATGTCACTCAGTAATTCTACCTCATCAAATTTTAATTCAGGGAATTTGCTTGCCAAATACATTTTGCGTTTATGTTGATCGCAATATGCTTCTGACATTTCTGCCAAATCTCCCACTGTTAGTGCAGGATATATCTTTTTAAAATACGTTTTAATATCTTTTGGTATTGCTTTGTCTCTCAACTTAGATACACCTGCTTTAATTTGCGGTATCCATGCATGATATTGTTTACCAATACCGGGACTGGCTGAACACAACATCAACCACTGTAGTTTAGGATGCTTGATCACATTTTCATTAAACACGTACTTGTTAGCATGATAGTCTACACTCTGTAAATAATACTGTGCCATTTTTCGCGAACCGTTTACCGCACTGATCCAATGTAACATCATATAAGGAACAAACTTCCTTTGCTGTTCTGGAGTTAGTCTATCGTAATAACCATAATCTTTGTTATCGATAGCAGTAATTGCCTCAAATAAGTCAAACTCTTGTTTCTCAAACTTCTCTTCAATCGGAACCTTCGCCTTAGCCATTTTCAGAATACCTGTGCATAGTCTACGATCTCACAATTACGACTTATCTCCTTAATGAAATAAACACATCTTGGCTTAGGACTATCATCAATAGGCACGCACAGGAACTGACCATTGCGTAGTCTAGGAGCATACCATGTCACATCAGAATAGATGTCAACTATTTCGATTGGTAAGAAACTAGGTGAGAATGAACTTAAAGGATTGAACGCAAATACAGAGAAACCTCTATCGTTTAGACTTGAGAGTGGGAGCGTTTCTAAATCTCCTCCTTCTTCATCACCTATTAACACTTGCCAATCAACTGGCATCTTAATCTGTCTGTTACCTATCTGCAATACGACTGCTGGTGCATTGAAAGATTCAATAAAGATTAATGGTATGTAATAGTAATCCACATACGACGGATTAGAGTTGTCTAATATTGCAAATCGCATATCATCAATCTCTTCCGGAAGTGTTTCTAAATTATAGTACAGGTTTTCTTCTAGTGTTAATATTCTCATGATGTTATTGTAACTGCTCCTAGTAGGATAGTCAAGTTTAATGGTATCATTTGTATTGTATTTTCTCAACAACAAATGGATAGTTTGCTTCTTTGTAGAAAGCCTTGCGCTGTGTCAAATGCCTTTTTGCAAATTTACATGAACTTGTCAAGTCCCAGATTTGAACAAAATCTTTGTCTTCTGCTTTACGAATGCCACGACCGATAGACTGTATGACACGAACAAAACTCTTACCTGGTTCAAGGAGTACAAGATTAAAAATCCTAGGAATATTAATACCAGTACTAGCCACGCCGTAAGTAGCAACAATAATTTTATTAGTAGCCGTGGCCACATCGTCATATTCTTCTTTTCTGTCAACAACTTTCATTCCTCCTGATACAAATACTGCATCGTCTAAACGCTCGACTAATTCATGGCCTGCATTGATACGATCTACTAGTATCAGAGTGTTTCCTGACAGAGATATTGCATCTATAAGACTAGCCAATTTGTCTAATCGTTTTTTATCGCCGAGTAAATATTTTAACTCACCTTGATAATCACCAAAGTCCGCGTTGTCTTGCAGTTGCATTATGTTCACATGACATTTTGCTAACACTCCCTGGTCCTGCAACTCACTGGCAGACAATTTGTTAATAACTTCGCCAAGACTAACTTGTAGTGCTAATCGTTCGTAATGTGCTTTAGGGACGGTTCCTGTCAGTCCCCAACGTATGGGAACATGAGCCATAACACCAGTTAATAATGTCTTTAATGCATCTGCTTTTGCCATATGCACTTCATCTACTATCACACAGACTACCCCTTCTATAAATTCGTCTATCGTGCATAGTGCTTCGCCTTTTTTAGTATTCTTTAATAGATTGTTCAGCGACTGCCATGTGCAGATTGTATGTTGTTTAAAGTATTCTTTTCTGTCACCAAAATAAACACCAACCTCCAATCCCAGGTTAATGTAATCCTCTTCTGTCTGTGTTACCAAGCTCTTATTGGGAACAATGACAATGCTACGACCATATGATTCTACACTATGACTCAAGGCGGCTGACATGATAGTCTTACCTGCGCCAGTTGCTATTTCTTGAATCGATTGAGGGTGTGCCAAGAACTGATTAATAATTTCTACTTGATAGTCTCTTAGCTTAATAGACTCTCCTTCATGTACGTGACCCTTAGGCCACTTACACTCTGCATATGATTCAGATGTGATCTCAGAGAAGTTGAACGAAGTCTTATATTCTCTTAGGTCTGCTAACTCAATATTATAATTAAGGTCTTCTAAGATTGGTATAATCTCAGGGAGTAAATTAATAAACGTTGATCCTGCTAATGAACAGTAACTTACTTTACCATTCCATCTGCCTAGTTTTACAGCAGGCATATAACGTGCGCCAGGGACTTCGTACTCGAATTTCTGCATCAATGTTCTGCGAGCATCGAGGTCAAGCCCTTCAATCTTGAGATTGACCTCGTCTTTAATTTTAAGTATAGCAGTTCCTTTGCTCATAATATTTTTATCGCTCTTCCATTTTTTATTACAATTATTTTACCAACAGCACCGGCTCCATGATGTTGGTCCGAGTTAATAGTAGAAGTAAATTGACACAACATTGGCAAGGTGTTGTTACATTTTTTCTTCGCTATCTTGTCGAACTTAGGCCCAGGTGGTATTAACGCTATGCCTGCCTTTTCAAGTGCCCGTCTTACTTCTCCGCCGATTTCTCCACCCATGCTGTATTGGTGGCTCAGGTAACGACAACCCAACTCAGCTATCCATGACAGAATCTTATCTAAATCATCTACATCACATTCATTAGCGTATTTAGAAGCAAACAGCAACTTAGGATCGTTTTGTAAGATGATGCTGTCTACGCTGATGCCCAGTAATGACATTTGATACAGGCATTGTGGTGTAGCATTAAGTTCTATTCCTTCGAGTTTCTCATCTAATATTTTATTGGAAACTGCAACAACATATTCTCCATTAATAATGGTCAGTGTTGGCCGATTGAATTGCTGTTTTTCTTTTTCCATCTCGGCTATTAGATCATTGAGGCCATCGTGATACACAGTATTGAAAAACTTGGGCAAATGATCATATGCAACCCGTAATGCTCTTGTATCGGGTACAGCCTCATATCGTTTTTTCGTTGGATTCCATAGCCATGGATTTCCCTTCTTTCCCTGCTGATATTGAAGGAACTGCCTTTTGAATGGCGCCCTAACTGTTAATAGGTTATTCTCAGAATCGTAGGCAACATTAGCATTAGTATATTGAGGCAGACTTGAAATTACTTCGCATTTCCATGGAAGTTTTACAAGTTCTACTGGATCCTTTTTACATTTAATTAATTGCTTTGTGTATTTACCCAGTAACTTATTAAATAACGCTGATTGGTTGCTTGTAATTTGTTTCTTTTCGTGCGTGAACACTTGCATATTGGAAATAAATTTATGATCGTAATGAGACAAGCTAATGGCATTGGTCATCATAAACCAAAGGATATGTTCTTTGCATGTAAATTCGTCTCTCATGTGTATATTATATATCCTTTAAACTATTAAACCAAACTGTTTGGTAATAAAAAAGGCGCCCCGAAAGGCGCCAACACTCCTGACACAGAGTTTTAACCTCTACGCATACAAGTTGATTCAGCTAACAAGACCCAGTTATTGTCCTTCTGGATCTTAAACAAGTCAGCGAGTTTAAGAGCCATTCTCATTGAGACTTCTCTTAACCTGTCTGCGTTATCTTCCATAAACTGAAGTACCTGTTCATCTTCACCGTCTTCGAAATCGTAATCTCTAAACAGGCCACCAGCACAATCTCTGTCAACTTGTTTGATACGCAACATCTTGTCGCGATCAGTATCGATAGTTAGATCGAGAAAGTGACACCTAGATTGCAAAGCATCCAAGTGATCTTGTAACTTCTTAGACTTAATGTTCTCGAACTTCAAGTTAGTAATAAAGATTGCACTACCTTTGAACTCGAATGAGTTTGGAATGTCTTCTTTACGTAATAGACTTGAATCTGAGTTCCAGCAAATCTTCCTAGACTTACCTGAATCTAATGCCGCTTTAAGAATGTTAAGAGCAAGATCATCAGTAAATACCGAATCACAGTCATCAAACACCAAGACGTTCTTGGGATCAGAAAACTTATAAAGAACTCTGTAAAGTCCCAATGCTGTCATCGCTCCCTTAACGACTTCATATCGAGGTAATACATTTTTTTCCAGTTGACTAAACAACGAAGCACCTATCATTTGCTGTTCAACACCATATGACTTGCCTACTCCTGGAGGACCTGAGACGATCATTGCTCTAATGTCTCCACTGATAGCGGCAGCCGCCATATCATCTAAGATATCGAATCTACTTCTGATTCTGTCCATAGCCTCATCATCAGATTCTATGATTAAATCTTCTTCTACAACACCAGGTTGCGAGATAAATTCACTTGCTAGTACTGGGTCACCACTCCAAAGAACATCATTAACGTTATTAAGTTTTACTTTAACATTAGCAGTGCTGATATTTGGAAATTGACCATCGTTTCTAACAGTGATATAAGGACCGCGTTTGCCTTCTGAGAAGCCTTTAACGAGAACGAATTCTTGATTAACAATTGGCTGATTTCTGTATTCGCCAAATTTAACAACTATATTTTTAGACATATTATTTTCTACCTTAGAGTGTCAGTGCGTTTAAAGATGTTATCTTAACACCTTTTGGGTAAGGTTGTCAACACTTTTTCACTTTAATTTGTAAAATAATACTTAATCTACTCTAATATCTTCCATTCCAGCAGTCCTGAGACGTACAATGTGTCCCATCTGCCACTGTTTAGCGTCCAATCCTTTCATTATGCCTAAATATTTGTTTCTTAGTAAAGCAACCTCATTAATCAAGTATTCAAAGTCAATGACTTCATCTTCACCATCTACATACTTCTCAGCATCACGCGAGGTCAATGCTCGTTGATACTTCTCTAAGTACTTTTGAAAGTGAGTTCTGCGAATCTTGCGTAATTTAATGTTAAGTAAATTGAGTATCGCTTCAACCTCTTGTAATTGATTGAAGCGATGCTCAGTGACACCTGGCAAGGCAGTGATTTGCTTTTCTACCGAACCGGTAATTCGTACATCGATCTTAGACGATATCAACTCATTTTCATAATGAGTAATAAAGTCTGGTATTACAGACAGATCATGGCTTACTCTGGTATACCAATTCATAGGTCCACTTTGCTCCATGGATTGTTTTTGCGATGTGCTACCAGATCGGTTATTGAATAAATCCCTAACTCTTTGTACCGATACAGTTCAAATTTATTAGGGTTCTTACCTACCCGTTGTGCATAACTTTTCATGTCTTTAATATAAACGTTTAAGTTAAGGTAGCTATGAGGATCTGGTTTACTCATTTTATGCTCACTAATCCCAATTATCGTCGGTGTCATCCTCATCCTCATCGTCATTATCATCAACATCAACGTCTGTGAAATATGATAGTGCCGCTGTGATAGATTCGTCATCTCCGAATGCTTTTTTAAGTTCAATTGCAGAATGTCCACCATCAATCAAGTGATTAATCAATAGATCAGATGCTTCATTTACATCACCATCTACAATACTTGGTTTGATTAGTGTCCAAACTTCAGCTAAGTCTGATACGTTCACTGTAATACCCCTTCTTCAGTTTCCTGAGCTTGTTCGTTAGTTTGTTTGTCTAGTGCTTCTTTGACTTCAGCATATTCTTCCATCACTTTATCTAAACAACCGTCTACATTAGCTTCCCAAGGCTTTCTAAATTGAAGAATTTCAGTGCCATCTTGAGTGATGTACTTTAAACGATTCCCTTGCTTAGTTAACACGCCTCCTTTTTCAAACAAGTCTACAAGTCCAGAATGTGGGTTCATGCCCGTCTCGTAAGGAATCTTCACTTGCACACCTTCAAAAGGTTTTGCATAACGAGTCTTCATTACTTTACATCCTGCACGAATACCTCTGACATCAGAAATCTTGTTACCATCATCATCTTCTTTCAGTTTCATCTTTTTCATAGCAACAACGATACTTGATGCGTAGATAAATCCTTGACCACCTGATATCTTGTCATCTGGGTCAAACATATCTTGTGATGCGTATGTGTGATTGGTTGCGACGAGTCCAACATTGTAACTGCCGAACATATTAACTGTGTTTCTTACTAAAGATGTAAGTGCTTTGGGTTTTCGACCCATATCTCCTTTCATGTCACCTTTTTCAAACTGTGCAACATCAGTCGGTGTTAGCATCATACCCAGTGAATCAATTACAAACAGAACTTTGGGACGTTCCTCTTCTGCCATCGCTTTGTAATCTATCATAAAGGTTGATATAGTTTTTGCTACATCGTCGATCATACTCATACTAAGTTTAATTAACTTTTCTGGGCTAGTGTCAACTTGCAAAGCCTGTAACCAAGCCTCATCAAGTGCATTCTCTGTGTCAATTAAGACTACAAAGATACCTTGATCTTGTGCTGACTTCACTATGTTGCCGGCGGCAAAGTATGATTTACCTGCGCCTGATTCGCCTGCAAAGACTGTTACTTTTCCTAAGGGGACTCCTTTATGAAAGTCTCCACTGATTAAATAATTAAGTGCATATGAGCCAGTACTGATCCAGTCTGTTGGATCATGAAATCCTACTGAAAGTCCTTCAATGGACTTTGTTATGTCTTTCCTAAATTTCGACACATCAAATGGTTTAGCCAAAATATTCTCCTATCGGTTAGATTGTTTTTTTGGAATTGTTGGTTTATCTAGTAACTCTGGGCAACTTTGTAAAATATCATCTAAATCAAAATCAGTAGGAAAATGTCTAAGTGCGGCTTTGGCCCTATCTCTAACGAGACTTGGAACTCTTGGAGTCTTGCCTGGGTCGCATAATTCTTCTAATAATTTTTTGCCTTGTTTGAGAGCCCTGAATCTTTCTTCTGGTAAGGTCATTGTTTTTCTCCTGCAAAATGGGGGAAGTTGCCTTCCCCCGATAACCATATTAATCAGTACGTTGTCTTGCACGAATCATTGCTAGAATGTCTTGTGCTTTATCACTTGAAGTACCTGGATCTTTAACAGGTTCAGCACTTGGGGTTTGAATATTTGCCTCAGGTTCAGCTGGTGCCTGTGATGCGGCTTGTGGTATAGCCGCCTCTGGTAGTGGTGCAGGATCTGCTGGTGTTGCAGGTGTTGCAGGTGTTGCAGGATCTGCTGGTGCCGCAGAATCAGATTTTGAGGCCTGATCTGGTAGTTGCATACCATATGGACGATAGTATGCTCCCCACTTCTCAAGATCATATGGAAGACCATCAACTGATGCTTCAAACATTTCTTTGATAACACGTAACTCTGACTCACTTGGCTTCTTGGGTAAGAATTCTTTTAGATCCCATAGACCATGCGCATCGACAGCCGCTTGTTCTGCTTCAGTCAATGCAGTCTCTTTACGAGACCAAGACGAAGTTGCATAATCAGCATACTCACCTTTCTGCGTCTTTCTGATATTAAAATCAAGACCACGCAGTGAATCAGTTGGCATTTCTTCAATCTCAGTATCCATTAATGATGCTTTGATACCAGCAAAGATTTGTGGTGCAACAATGAATCTACGAATTGGGTTCGCAGGAGTCTCGTCCTCTCCGATCGGATTTTGACGTACAAACCCTTGGAAGATGTAAGTACGTTTCTTCCAATATTTCCCTGCCATAGCTTTTAATGTTTCGTCTTTGTACCAAGGACGAACTTCTGCGAGTATAGGACAGTTGTCTCCAAACATTTCTACGCAAGGAACTTGCACAGTGGTGTGTTTTGAGTTTGTATCACCTTTTATACCATTAAATGGTAGTTTGATGATTTGACGTTCGATCCAAAAGAATGCGTTCTCTGGATCGCCATCGGGTAGGAAGCGCACAGTTGCTAATGCACCTACGTCTATATTCCAATGTGGATATATCGCCCCGTCAGATTTAGGGGTATTAGTGTTTGTTTCTTGTTCCGCCAGACGGGCACGGATGTCAGCTAGACTTGCCATACTTGTTTCTCCTTTGTAATATGCTTTAATTTTAGCTTTCGTTTAGTAGTCGTAAGACCGAAGTCTCACTTGTGTAGTTTTATTCAAAACAGTATCTAACACATTTAACTATTATACACTAATAGCTACCTGTGTCAATATGTATTTATCCCGAATTTACCCGTTTAATTATTTTTTAATAAGGTTGGTTGGTTGGTAATTCAAACCATTGGCCTGGATCGTCCATCTTCATATAGTATTTAAAATCATACTTTGTCTTGTCTTTCCAATCGTATATCTCACTGAATCTGTTTTCTAATATATAAGTCTTGCCGTCAATCACGACACCACATACTAGATGATCTTCGCCTGTTTCAGTTACGCAATATGCAATAGACACCTTTTTTCTATCGATGCCTTCTCTGATTAATAGTTCTGCGCAAGTGTTAGCAAATCCGTCACAATCATCTTTAAAGTCGTTGCCAGCCAATACTTCTTTAGCATGACTCGTCCAATGTTCGGCCTGCATGTATTGCTTATCATCGTGAATATAGGTGAATTTACTTTCGACTAGTTTGTGGACTTTGATTGCTATTTCTTTACTCATTGGTTAAACGTTGGCTGGTTTTACGACAAACCAAGAAAAGAATCGTCTCAACCAGCTGGAATTGGTTATAAAGGTTAATCGGTCGATCTCGTTTTGCATTTCAAGTAGTACCGTACTGATTGCATGGTGATCGATTAATAAAGGTTTTCTAAGTCCATGTAGTGTATGTAATTGTTTTAGTCCTACTGTATCGATTTGGTGTGCCTTTCCGAGACCTAAATGCATGTGCGGATTAGTGACGATTACTGTCGCCCCTATCTCTTTGGCTTGGTTAACCATACTAGTGGTCTTGCCTGTTCCTTTAGGTGAATCTAATAACACTGCTAATTCTCTATAGTTTACGCTCATAAGTTGTCGCTCTCGGTTGTGTTGTCTATCTCATCGTCTTCGACATCGCATAATAGTGATTCTGGCTCACGTTCACACATTTCTTTCTGTCCTATTAGACGAATATTGACTGGTCTCCCAGCCATTTCTGTAAAGGCCGTATCGCCTTTGGGGATAGTAGCACAATTAGTTAAACTAAATGCTATCAGAATGGAAAATATAAATTTCATATTCTGATGTTTTTGATAATATTGAGCAAGTCATTTGCTTCGTTTAGATCGAAATCAATATCATCGATCTCTTCTTCTTTCTCACCTGCAGGATCATGGTGTTGTTCAGTGCCTGGGATAAACTCATAGCTTCCGCCGTCATCATCCTCAGCCCATATAGTACCGTTTCCATCAATATGCAAGTAGTATGATTGTCCTCTGAGGATTACAAGATCACCTTCTCCATATTCTATCTCGTCTTCTTTCAAGGGATCTGCACTTTCTTCTGCACCAACCAAGTCACCTACTTTAGCAGGCTTACCTTTAGTCTTGCCTGTATTCTTCCACTGACCAGCTGGTCCTGTTTTAAAATGTCCAGCAAAGTCCATGCCACCTGCGCTCGTTTCATCAACACTAGCTTCTTTGGTATGGCCCGACAACTTTCTAATCTCAGACAATTCATTGTCCTCTTGCATGCGAGCAGAGGATACTGCATTCCGGTATTCTTTATATGATGCTTCTAGTTCGTCCTTACTGCGATTATCTGTCGATACTGCATCTTCGCTCTTGTTTTCGCTACACCAGTCTGCAAAACTTAATGGGGCACCGTCAGTGTGGACAGTATAACCATGCGCACCTGTTTTCGTACCAGATTCATCTACTTTAGAACCCCTGGCAACTCTGTCTATATAGTAATTAGACTTCATTTTGTAGCCGTGTCTCCATGCCATTTGTTTTAGTTCTTCACTTGATTTGCTACCGAGAAGTTTTGCTAATTCAATATCTGACATACTAGCCAATCTCTGTTTGTTTTTAATAACAGACGAAGGCATGCCGGCCTCATCTAAATTGTCATCAAATTCGTGATTTATAATTTTTAATTTTGCTACACTTGGGAAAAAACTTCTATCAGTGTCTGTATAGATTCTTCCTGATGATGCTGTGTGTCTAGGTGCTTCGAAGCCTATTACTGTAAGAGGATCTCCTCTAAAGTCTTTGGTATGATACGGCAAATCTACTTCATTACCTTCCATATCAACTAATATAGGTTTGTATTTTTTGGGTGCATCTTCACGATCATCATCGAAGTCTTCTTCTTGGAACTCGTTAAGACTCTCTGCGGCCATGCCTATAATCCCACTTAATGCTTTACCTATTGAAATTTTGCTATCCATATTATCAGCTCCTGAGGGGTCTATCTTCCCTCTACCAAATGTACCAATCTGCTTCTTCATTTCTCTCTCGGCTGCCGTTGCGGCAGTACCTACTTGAGCATACCCTTCACGTTGTAGGTATTGCTCAAGAAACCGTATTTTCTTTGCTGTGTTGGCGTCCCCGTGCTTACTTTTTCGGTATTCTGCCTTCAGTTCTAACACTCTTTGTTTAACAAGAAGCTTAATACTGCCTTCATCATCTGAATATTGCTTTTCCAGGTTAGCGACAAAAGCTTTAACGTCAAATTTGGAAACCGATTCTTCTTTTAAATTAAGTTCTCCTTGCAAAGCAAGTTCACCCTGTGTCGGTTTTTTCTCATCACGAGCAGACGCATTAATTGAATCATAATCTTTGGCAAATTTGGGGTGTTTCTTTGTAAATTCTTCTTTGCTCATTTCTTGAGCATCTATGTGAATTTCAGACATTGCCCCTTCTTTCAGGTCGTCTTTCGCACAGTCGCATTTAGTGCAACTCGCATCACATGTGCATTTGTCTTTTGGTCCACATCCACATGCACAACCAGAATCTTCTTCAAGTGACGCTGTACTATGAGTAACATCTGCTAGATAAGCATCAATGCCTGCCGTTGACTTTAATTTCCAATGATCCGCGGCTTTCTTAACGGCTTCGTATGAAGATGACGCATGACATTCGTGTCTGCCTTTTCGCGCATGTACGCAAATGTATGGACGCTCTTCTTGCGCTTCGGTAATCTCCGTGATTCCTTTAGCCCACTGATCTAACTCATTGACTTCTTCAATTTCATTAATGATGCCACTGTTTAATCTGTTTAGAATAGGTAAAACACTTTCAATTCGTGGATCAATTGTGTCTTGTGCAAACATCTCTGCGATGCTGGATGAATCACTCTCATCTTCCATTAATGGTGGAGTCCAAGACTCGAAGTAATGATTGTAACCTCTATGACTTTGCATTCTTTGCAATGATTCTTTTAATGATTTGTGATGGTTGATGCCTTCTGCTATCAGTTTCGCAACTGATTCATTAAATTGTCCTTTCCGAGTGGCGCGGACAAATCCCGCCATTTTAGTGTATTCTTCTACTAATGCAGTGATGTGCTTACCACGTTCATCATAAGGTGTTCCGCCTTCTGCTACGTGTCTACCATAGACTCGTGCAATGCCAGGCATTCTAGTAGGGACCGCAAATCTTTCACCTTCTGTATTTTCTACGAAGATTTTCTGTACATTTCTCCAACGTTGTTCGCCTTCTTGTACTGCTCTATCATGCTGTATAACAACTTTTACATTTGGTATGTTGTCGTTGTACGAAGTTGTTTTGTTGACTGCATGATACGCTTCATTTGTTTTTTCTTTCATTTTATAATGTTCCCTTTGCTTCATGTCACCGTTTATCTGTTTTGGATTGTCTATCAAATCGAATGATAATTGTTTATCCATTGCCCATTTTTTTAGGTGTTTTATTAAGCCATACCAGGAGTCATCGTATTCTACTCCTTTTGTTTGGCCTGGAGGACTTTCCGAGACCTTAGTATCGTAGTATATTTTTAATTGTGATGCTTTGTCGATGGTTGCCCAGCATTTGCCGTAGTTTTCACCGTCTTTAATGAATTGAAACTCTATTATTTCTGCAAGTTGTGGATTGGTTCTCTCATTATTTGCATCCTTAGGTACTGGCTTATAACCTCGCACATCTAAGTTTTTGAAAAGTCGTGTATTGTATGTTTCTTGATCTATGGCCATAATACTATTTATCTCTTTTAGTGAATCACTGCAAAGAAAGGCAAAGGCATAATTATTTCATCATGGTCGCGCATATGCTCGCTCAAATCGCCGTGATAGTCTGTTATGTCTTGCAATATTCGAACGACCAGCAACGTAGCCATTATTAAATCATCGTTGTCTCCTATTTTAGCGGCATAACTGCCACCAGATGCAACAAATGTTTTTAATTCACTAATTAAGGCACTGCTTTTTATTGTCATCTTCTTACTTTCTATCAATGTCTTGAATTTAGCACACGCCGGAAGTTTAGATTTGTTTGTTGTAGTATATCCTTTGCGTTTTTTTCCTCTCTCACTCATCATAACACCTGGAATGTTAGATTCCCCGAATTCATTGAGTGAAACAAGTGATGCCTCACCAATAGAGTTGTTCTCTATTGAATAATAGATGTTATTGGGTTGTTCCGTTTTCTCTGCAATGTGAGAAGTAATCTGTGCCAGCAATTTAATTTGACTGGGGATATCGGTCTTGTTATCCTTCCATTCTCCTATCTGTGTCGTGGTGTTTGCTTCAAAGATTTCAATGGCTGCTGGATCACCACCAGTACCCAGTGAAGGATCTAAGCCAATTACATATATCATGTCTTTCTTAGGTTGTTGGAACCAACGTATCTGTCCCATACGATGGATAGGGTCAACCCCTTCCATCACAAACAAGGAATTAGGATTAATAAGTGTTTCGTCTGAGATTAAGAATTCACATCCTATCTCACGGTTAAATCTGTCCTCCCCAATCATTGCGCGAAGTTCGTCTGCCCATTTTTCGTCACGTCCAGGTTGCTCATTCCAGTATGATCTAAACGGTTTGAAACCATTAACACCTAGTTCAGTTTCGTCGCCTTGAGCATTGATATTTTTATTAGCTTGTTTCCAAATCAACGCAAACTGATCTTCGTCCGAATTCGGAGTAGATGTAATGATTGCTTTACCACCTGTTGCTAGTGTTGGGGTAATAGAAGTCCAGAACTGCTCCGCAATTGTGTTTCTAACGAACGCAAACTCATCTAAGTATAGAAGTGTGATAGACATACCACGACCTGTGTTCTCAGTAGTCGTTGCTGATACGATGCGAGAGCCGTTCTCGAAGTCTATTGACCCTTTGTTGTAAGTGGTAACTCCTGCCTTAATATGCATAGGACATGCTTCATATGCATACCTTATGCGTTGCATAATCTCTTGTGAACCTGTGTACTTGTGAGCCGCAATAAGAATCGTAGCATCTGATATAAACATTCCATACCAGAGCAAGTAACCTGCGGCTGAGGTAGACTTACCTGACTGTCTAGGCATCAATGCAATAGAATAACGATAATTATGATATACATCGATTAAACGTCTTTGGTATTCATATGCCTGATACTGAATACCACCCTGAGTCGGATGCTGTATATGGAAGAAGTTATCCATAAAGTATACATAGCCATCATCAGGATCACAGCATTTTACAAAATCTTCAAGTTGTTTTTGGTCTTTGAAATGCGTGTCTTTATAGGGTGTTTTTACTAACTCTTCAGCAGTATTTTGATGTAATTTACTCATATCTTATTATTTAGTAAAATTATGAGGTTTTACTCTCTTTTCCATGCTCTTTTTTGTACACTTGGTAATCAAAGAAGAATCCAATGGCGACGATAAGATTCATACCACACGATGCTATGATAACATGTAAGTCTTGATAGATGTCTAAATTTGAACTTAGGTGTAGATGTCCTACCGCCCAGAATGGAACTGCCAGGTTTTGACTTATCCATGAGAGCGTGTATTTTATGAATGTTAACATGGCCGCACTATTTAATATCTAATGGCTGTGCTTTGGTGGCCACGATGCAATAATATTTTTCAGTTGCAGACATATCATTGCCATTTTCGTCTTTGCCTACGTTCAGATCAAATTCTAAATTATTAAATGAATCTATACTGAAACCAGTGCGTTGTAAAAGGGCCGCAAGTTGATTGTGTCCAAAGATACTATAATGATTCAAGTTATATTCATGCTTACGATCACAGTCTGGGGCAGGTACCTCGATATAAATCTTCGCGCCTTGCTTTAGAACACGATTGTATTCCATTAAACTAAAGATAGGATAAGGTGAATGTTCTAGTGCATGTCTTAAGAAAATAAAGTCTACGCTTTCATCGTGGTAGCCGTCTTTCTGGGGCAAGAACGAAAGGTCATATCCTTTAATATTATGGCCTTTATTCCGACAGAGTTGTTGATCTCCTGGACTTAATGTAATACCAACGACATTCGTGTATGCACGTTTTTGCATCTCATCTAAAAAGTAGCCAGGACCACAACCGAGATCAAGAATATGAGCGTCTTTGGGCAATGCCAATGGATCAAAATATTGTGAAACTACTTGCGTTGTTAAATCTTGATGAAATTGGCTATCGCCTTCATCGTAAATATGAGCAGTATATAACCATTCATTATAAAACTTTAATTTAATTAAGTCTAGTGTGTTGTTGATATCATATGGGACGTCCATGCACTGCTCCTGTTAGTGGTTAGTAATATTTATGAGGAATGGAAGGTGCAGGATTTTTTTAGGACTGCTAAGTCCAGGGACGAGCGTACTCAAGGGGTTGGGCGGCTGTGCCAGTTCCTACTCCAACACCAGTTGCTTGGAATTGGATAGCGACTGCATTTTCTGAAGCTCCAATTAATGTAAAGTCAGTTGTACCTAGGGTTTGTATTTCATAGACGAAACCAATTGTAAAAGTACCCGCAACTCGCGGTGCTGTTCCTGGCTGTGCTGATTGTGTTGCTACGTTACCCACATACTTAGCAGGTAGCAAGTCTAAGTCAGCGGTGTTTAATACATTGTATGCAGGTAGATTGACGTTACCACCAATTCCACCTCTTCTATTAAGTTGTGCTACTTCTGATACTCTCAACTCTTGTCTGAATTGTCGGGTACTAGCAGGAGCATTTGTGATAGATGCTGGGGTAGTAAGAAAGATATCTGTTGCTGGAATAGTTGTTTGTGTTCCGTTATCAAATGTTTGACTAACGATAGAGCCTGCGGCGAAAGGATCTGTGCCTGTTGCGCCCACAAAGTTAAGTGTGGCAAGAGTAGTAGCACCTGCGGTAAGATTGTCTTTACTCGTATCTCTTATTAGTGCTAGATTGTAGTAATACCCCACACCAATACCATCCGCGGCAACGATTGAAGCAAGTACATCTGCTATTGTAGTTACTGCATCATTTGCATATGCGAAGATTGTAATCAATCCTGTTAAGCCTTTGACTGGAACATTAATGGCTGCCATTATCTCGGGTATCCTTTGAATCCTTTGACAGGACTATCTTTGTAAGTGGTTGGAAGTTCGGTTGAACGCATGTCGCCGTCGTTTAAGTCTTCCCACTCAGACCCTACTGCTTTGTAGGCCGCCTTTAACATGTTTGCTTCTAATTCGGTATACGGGAAAGCCACGTTGCTCGTACCAACCCAACTCTCAGAGTCTAAATCTATCTTTTCTCCCTTCTCCCCATTAGCTTGGGCGAGGGCCATCATCACGCGATTAAGTTCATATACTCTATCTCTGCCTTCTATATCTTGAAATTTGTGTATGCCTCTACTGCTATAGCGTTGTCTCTTAGAGATTTCACCTGAGGAATTTTGTTCTGTGATAAATTCTTTTGCTCTCATTAGGGAGTTTCTTCAGTTGTAACAGTTAAATTTGATTCTGTTCCAAGTTCTGAATCTACATACCCATCTAATGCTAATGGTAAGCCAGCTGGGGCATCACCCTGAAATAAAACTTGAGAATTAATGAAGTGAAATAATGATTGTGACCCAGTAACATTTGCTGTATCTGGATCGACGGTAATTCTAACATTACCAGAAGAGACATCCATGTCATACCCACTTCCTCCAATTAATACGTTGCCCCACTGAGTGGTTGCGTATGCACTAAATTTAACATCAGTTGCATTAGCACTTAACTGTGCCTTTATTACTATATCTTGTTGATCAATCGTCCCTGGATCATTTGATTTAATGAAAAAACTGCCCAATGTGAATGCGTTGGCTGGATATTCCCATATAACTTGATTGACTGCATTACCAATGGTATAACTATTACTCGTATTTACAGCGGTTGAGTATAGATTAGCAAAGTTGTTGTTAATCTTCCCAAAGGCAACTCTTAACGGATCGCCTAGGCCATCATTCGGAAGTGAACCAATATTAATAATTTCTTGTGTAGCCATATGTTTATCCCAGTCAGTCTTATACTGTATTTATCACTTGTATATAGATGTAGGTATTAGTCCTTTGTTGCTTTATTTGATATTTTAATAGTAGCCTTCATATTCTCTCTGGCTAATCCGTTCATCTTCTCAAAACTTCTCATGCCACCTAAGCCTAGCATTGAAAGAGTTAATGTCATTAAGCCTTCAGTTGCAATCACTGGAAGTACTATCGTAGATCCGCTAATTACAACCGCCCAATTTAACATTGGTGCGACGAGATAAGCCCAGGCTAATCCGAATGCGCATATCCACATGATAGCAGGTCTTGCTCCAGCTACAAAGATGCTTGGGTGCTTTGCTTGTTCTAAGTTGATTTCGTTTTGTTGTAAGTTGGCGTTGTGTAAGACCATCTTGAGTTCGTGTTCAAACTCTATTTGCTTGTCCTTATCAGGGATAAACTTGCCTATTAACGGGCCTGCAACACCTAATACTGATTTGATAATTCCTATCATATTGTTCTCCTAATGTACTATTATTTAGTATTATAGGAGCATTATTACTGCCATGCGTTAATGTTCGTTTACTGACGCGGGTTTTTCAGATAGATCAGGAAAATAAAACCAATGTAATTTATCCCAAATCGATAGATCATTATTAGTGTCGATTGAAATATGCTCCATCAGATGGTTCATACTCTCATAAAGCTCGTATTATTGCAAAATAGAGGCAAACTGCATCTGCGACTGTTTCAATCTCTTCATCAGTTAGTTCAGGATACATAGGTAAACTAAGCACCGATCTTGTAAGCATTACACTCGCAGACATAAAATCAGGTTTAGTCATCTTAGCACTAATAGGAAGTTCAGACAAGGCTGTACCATAATGTATCTTGGTTTCTATTTTTTTATCAGCAAGCCATGCCCGTAAGTTATCACGGTGTGGACCGACATCTATTACAAATTTCTGATCAGCGTGTACCTTAAAGCCTCTGCTCAAACACCTAACCAATGGCAAGTCTTTAAAGGCATCTAAGTAATATTCTCTGATTTGTTTTCTACGTGCTTGCCATTCATCAATGTATTGTGATCTTACTAATATCTGAGCACAGTCTTGTTCACTCATCTTACTATTTGTACCAGAGTAAAAGTGATGGGGCTTTCCGTTGTCTCTCCATTGTCTAGCAAAGGTTGCTAATGCTTCATTATTTGTCACAATGGCTCCGCCATTACCAGATGCGTTTAAGTTTTTTGTAGGGTCAAAACTAATTGCCATGGCAGTACCTATATTACCGTCAGCAACTAACCAATGCTGTGCACCATCTACAATAGCAACATTATCATTCATTACAGTGATACCGTTGTCGCTCTCTACGCGCATTGTAGGGGCTCCAAATAGGCCTACGTGACATTCTATCATAAACCCTTTAAGGTCACCGTCTTCTTGAGGAAGCATGAGTCCATTTTTGTCTGTATCACACAACTCAACATTGAGGCCAGCACTTAAGAAAGCATTCATTGTTGCTGGGTATGTTAGGTTAGGAATTCTGATTGTGTTATAGGTTTTTTTATCATATTGCCAATCAGCATATGGATCTTGGTCAGGTGAGGTCTCTCTTTCATATCTGGCGATGATCTCAAGTGCTTGAGAGCCACTGTGACATAAGACAGCATCCGTTGCGTTTGTTTTGATAGAGAGCCAATCTGAGAACTTATCTGCAAATATGCCACCAGATAGTTGACCATCTTTTAATGCATTATCACTTGCATGTAAGAGTTCTCCCCGTAGAGTTTGGTACTGTCGGTCTAAGCCAAAATACTTAATCACTTTTCTTTTTCTTTTTCTTTAACTTTGCTTTAGGAAGAAGATCAGGCACACTGTTCCAAAACGTAGAATTCAAGAACCAATTGTAATAGATCATAAAACCTTCGTTGATATCTACACTGGGAGAATAATCAAAATCTTTCTGTGCTTTTTTGATGCTTAATGAACCCCTAGTAGGGAAGTTTGCATCTTTTCGTTTTACCTCAATGCGTCCCTTGCCTACAATTTGTGTAATTGCTCTGGCCGCATCATACAACGTAACTGATTTTGATCGTGTTAGATTGTACGTGTTGTTTTCTGCGTTAGGACTTAGGGTGGCATCGACTATACC